AAATTAAGTATAAAAGATAAAGAACTTCTTGGAGAATTACCTCAAGGAGTTGTAGTTAAAGAAGTTAATTAGTATAGGAGAATATAAGAATGACTGCTCCCAAAATTAATATAAAGGAAACTGACCTTTCTACCAGAGTGCCTTCATTCCCCGGGGTTTATTCAGGTATAGTTATATCCGCCCCTAAAGGTGAAGTTAATGTACCTAGATTTATAACTTCAGATACAGAATTGTTAAGATATTTCACCCCTGATGAGAGAGTGGAAGTTGGTTACAGTTTAGGATTTTATTCAGCTTTAGCGTATTTATCTAAAGCAAATAGATTATGGGTTGTAAGAGCTGACAACGGCTCTAAATATGGTGGGGTTTTAATTAAAAAAGATGGAAATACCAACATCCAATTAACTGATGTAGCTATTGCAGATATTACAGGAGTTAATCAAGGAACTAAAACTTTTACGGTGGATGGAGATGTAACATCTCATGTTAGAGTTGATGACATTATAAGAATGGAAGACTCTACAGGTAATGATGGTTTATACACTATAGTGTCAGCCACTGAAGACACCATAAATAGAAATTTACCTATCATAGGAGTAAACCAATTAGATAAAGAGTTTACAGCAGATGGCGATTATGTTTACCTAATAGAGGGAGATGAGATAACTATATCAGGCTCTACAGGTAATGATGGTACTTATACTATAGCATCATTAACCTTATCTGGTGGAGATACTATTATAGAAGTAGAGGAAGTTATACCCGATGCTACGATTGATGGTAATATATCCGCAGATATAAAAGTTACTAACATAGTTGTGGATGAGACTATATCTAGTGCTGTAGTTGATGGGAAAATATATAAAAATTCCATAGTAACTCCAGAAAATTATGAGTTTGCTTCTAACGACTTGTTACTTATTACGGGGGCTAATCCAGGAGCTTGGGCTGATGATATTGAAATAGAATTATTCACATATGCAAATAACCCAGATATTGTAAAAGAACCCGGAGTAGGCGGAGAAGCTTTTATGATAAAAGTATATAAGGCTTCTACTGGAGATTTATTGGAAACTCATATTTGTTCAAGAAATCAAAATGCTAAAGATGGTTATGGAAAAAATATTTATGTTGAGGATGTTATATCATCATCTAACTATATAAAAGTTGTAGATAATGTAGCTGAGGATGCTACAGAGGAACTACAAGAATATGTAGTTGATGGAACTATAATAACATCTCCATTGAATATAGATGGAAGTTTAGACGGAGAAGCTGTAGCAGATACTCACATGATAGCAGCTTTAAACACTCTTCGTAATACTAATGACTTAGCCCTGACTATAGTCATGGACGGAGGTTGGGCTACAACAGCTTATCAGAAAGCTATTGATGATTTATGTCAGTTTAGGAAAGATTGTGTTGGAGTTCTTTCTACTCCGTATTCTCTAGAGAACACCTCTTCTTACATTACTGATTTAGTAGGTTATAGGAAGAATACTTTAAACTTAAATAGTTCATATTCAAGTTTATATACTCCTCACGTTAAGATAAGTGATAGATTTAACGATAGACAGATATTTATAGCTCCAGACGGATACGCTGCCGGTGCTATATCTGAGACAGCAGCTAACGCTGAAATATGGTATGCCCCTGCTGGATATAGAAGAGGTGTTATAAATGTAATTGATGTTAATAAGAGATTTACATCTGGAGAATTAGATTTATTATACGATAATGGAATAAACCCTATTAAATTTTCTCCGGGAAAAGGAATAGCTATATGGGGTCAGAAAACATTATTGTCCAGACCTTCAGCTCTTGACAGGTTAAATGTGAGACTGTTATTAATTACTATTGAACCTGCAATTGCAGCTTTCCTAGAAGATTTCTTATTTGAATTTAACGATGAATTCACTAGACTTTTAGTAAAAAGTGGTATAGATTCCTATATGGATGATATAAAAGCAAGGAGAGGGGTATATGCCTACAGCACTGTTTGTGATGAAACAAACAACACTCCTGCTGATATAGATAATAATGTAATGAATGTTTGGCTTTTTGTTCAACCAACAAAAGTAGCTGAGTTCATTACCTTAAATGTAGCTATAACAAGAACCGGATTTGATTTCAACTTAGCACAAGGATTACTAGGATAGGAGATAATATAAATGCCAAGACCTAATATTAATGAGATAGTAGGAAACCAAGATTTTGCAACTTTATTTCGTTGGGAAGTATCTTTTACAGAGCTTCCAACATTAATTGCAAATAAGGGTCTTTATAATGCCACCGCTCTGAATACACATGCAATATCATCGGAGTATCCAAGATTTACTAATGATGAGATAGAAGTAGGTATTCATGGTCATAAAGTATATCAAGCTGGAATTAGGACTTATGACCCAATAACTTTAACTCTTATAGAAGATAATAATGCTTTGATACAAAAATTTATTAGAGATTGGGGAGCTTTACTCTGGACTCCCGGGACTGGAACTCAGGCTAATAAATCTGATTATGTATGTAAGAGTATTATACTAAGACCTTTAAAAAATGACAATGCTGGTTTATTCACTTATACCTTAAAAAATTGTTGGATGCAGTCTCATACTATAGGAAATCCTGATGGAGCTGCTAATGAGTTAATTAGACCTGAAATAACATTAAGGTTCGACTACTTTCTTACAGAGGGACAGTCAGTTTAGTATTGACTTTAAAACTTATTTATATTATAATAAAAGTAGGATTTAAACCTACTTTTATTTTTAGGAGAATATAAATGAGAGTGAATTCTAGAGCTAAATATATAGAAACTAGCATAGGTAAATTAAGTAAAACTAATAAAGAAGATTGGATACCTATATACGATAAGTATTTAGAGTTTAGGTCAATATCTGAAACTTCTAAATATTTTAATATTTCAGAGAGGACTATTAGTAAGTTCTTATTTAAAGTTTTTAATTTTGAAAATATATACGATAAGGTGAATTGTATATATTCTAATGTAGGAATGCTATCCAAAACTAATAAAGAAGATTGGATACCTATATACGATAAGTATTTAGAGTTAGGAAGTTGTTCAGATACTGCTAATTTTTTTAATGTCAGACCCGATACTCTAAGTAAATATTTGTTTAAAGTTTTTAATTTCGATAAACTCAGTAAGAAAGATGTTTATAATAATAGAACTCCAAAAACGAAACAAACTTGTTTGGAAAGGTATGGAGTTCTTTGTTCTGCAAATAGCGAGAGGGCTAGGGAAAAAGCTAAAGAAACTTTTTTAAATAAATTTGGAGTTGACCATAATTTTAAATCTAAGGAGAATAGAGAGAAAGCAAATAAGACTAAGGAGAAAAAGTATGGGAACAGAAATTATAATAACAGAGATAAGTTTTTAGAGACTATGGAAGATAAATGGGAAGATAGAACCAATAAAATCAAGGAAACTTGTTTTGATAAATATGGAGTTTCTAATCCCAATAAAATTAAATATGTAAGAGATAAGATAAAAAATACTTGTTTAGATAGATACGGAGTAGAGTGTGTTACTCAATTTGAAGAAATTAAAAATAGAAGGATTAAGACTAACTCTAATAAAGCAATAAAACGTTGGGAAGATAAGTATTTAAAACCAAATGGATATACCCTATTACAGGAATTTACGGGTACTCACGAAGAGATTGATGGTGAGAAATTCTGGAAAAAATATAGATTCAGACATGAAGCTTGTGGAGAAGAATTTGAAGGATACTTTAGTGTAAGTTAAGATAAATATATGATAAGATGTAAAAAATGTTTCCCTATAGTATATGGAGAAAGTCAAAATAAGATAATTGAATTTATAGAATCTCTGGGCTTTGAGACACAGGTTAATAGATTTGATTTGATTTCTCCTTACCAAATAGATATTTTCATCCCTGAATTAAACATAGGATTTGAGTACAACGGAATATTGTGGCATAGTTCAAAGTACAAACCTAATAAAAATTATCATAAAGATAAAACAGAATTGGCTTTAAAGAACGGTATAAAATTATATCATATATGGGAACATGATAATGAAGAAATAGTTAAGTCTAAAATTAAACAAATATTAGGTAAGACTGAACATAGAATATATGCTCGTAAATGTGAAGTTAGGGAAGTTAGTTATAAGGAACAGTTGATATTTTTAGAGGATAATCATTTATTTAAACATATAACAGGTTCTATATGTTTAGGATTATATTTTAATAATGAATTAGTATCTTATATTTCTTTTAAATCCAATAAAGGTGAGATGGAACTTAATAGATTTTGTAATAAGATAAACACTTCAGTAGTGGGAGGATTCTCTAAATTATTAAAACATGCAATACCTAAAATAAAAGAATT